TTTGTGTCTTTCCAGACGATAAAACTTGATCCATAATTAACCTCTTTTAAGTTGAGCAACCTGTTTAGCGTATTCTTCCAAAGGAACCCCAAGACGGCGAGCGATCGCTGCTTCTGATGCCTTCAACCTAATACGATTAGGCGGTGTGCTACGGGAGGCGGGTGCCACCACATTAGCGGGTTTTGTTGCACGGCGCGGAGGTTCATCCTCGTAAGCCGGTTCTGATGCCTTTTTCGAAGGAGCATCATCTTCATAGCTCTGAGCACCATCATAGTACTCAGGAAATCGTCGACGCATTGTAGCGTCTACTCGTTTGTAGTATTCATCAGAGCCCACAAAGTTAGCACCATGTTCCTTTGCCAGCTTTTGATGCAACCCGAGGGCGGAAGCTGTCATTTCAGGATCGGTGCCAAACCAAGTGTTTTTCTGCATCCAACTTTCATCTTTTGGAGTAACAGAAGGTTGATTTGTACTACGTTGTTGTATTTGTACATCTTTTTCTTCCGTTTGTAAAGGCCTCATGTTCTGAACTTTGTCTAAATTCAGTGTTGCCCGTGAAACTTCTGCCTGTGCATCGACCACAGCATCGGAATCTCCGGACTCATAAGCCTCTTTATATTTCTTTTTGGCGTTCTCAAATTCCAGCTCAGCGGAACTCTTTGACTGCTCAATGTACGCTCTTGACCCAAGCTCAACTTGCTGTTGGAGCCTGCGGTTTTGCTCCCACAATTGCTTAGTCAGCTTTTCAGCCGCTTCGCGCTCGCGCAGTGCTTCTTCTTTAGCGCGGCGCTCATCGTGGTAGCCACGTGTAAATTTCTTTAGACGGGTCTGGACTTTCTCGTCATAAGAGGCGAGTTCATCTTCAGTTGGGTCTTCAGGTGGTGAATCATCGGGCTTGCGGCCACGATCTTTTCTAGGTGTGTCGTCTTCGATTTCTACATCAAATCCGCCATCATCCTCTACTTCGGGTTTACCCTTAGCTTCTTCAACTTCATGAGGAAACTTAAAGTCATCTTCAAACTCAGTTTGTGCCATTAGTTACTCCTTATGCTGCACGTGTAATTCCACGGGGATCTTCCACAACTGCTTCAACCGAATCATCATTTAGGATGCGGAATTCACGGCCATGGATCTTCAGACGGGTGCCTGAATTTGGACGGACGATGATAAAATCACCTTCCTTGCAACTCGGCCCGCTAGGGAAACGAGTGGTATCTTTATAGCAGTCAGGCCCAAGCTTGACGACAAATAGAACAGGAGTGAGTACTTCCTCATAGTGCATAACTTGGCTTGACTTAATCAGACCAACTTCACTATCAGCAAACTCCTCCATTGCTTCCGGTACTACACAAAGTAGATGAAAAGTTTTGGGGTCAGGCAACTGCTTAGCTTTGTCTTCGGCTGGTTTGTTAAGAATGCCAGACAGGTCTACAGCAGCGACGTTAAATTCAGTCATCAGATTTCTCCATTTTTTGCACAAGATCATTAATTGCGTTTTCTGCTAGGTTAAGACCTCGGATTACCCCGCAGATGCTTCGATATTCTTCAATGTCAGCGGCTCTACCGCTTGCAACATGAAAAGCTTGCTCTTCCCTTAACTTCTCAATCTCTTTGGCAACGTGCGCCAATAGCTTGTAGTCGTTCAATCTTTCTCCTTCTTAGTGGGCTTTTGGTTTGCTCGTTGCGCCGCCGCTTGGACAGCCATCTGAGCTTTGTGCTTGGCGATATCAGCGCCAATTCGAGTACCTTCAAGAAGCTGATGTTTCTGAAGTTTGTCTTTAGCAGCGGCAGCGGTTGCGCCCACCTGCATGGCCGCGATTTCTTTCTGAGCCGCAATACGTGACTCTTCGATACGAAGTTGATCTGCCTTAGCAGCCGCGTCAATCTGTTGCTTCTGTTGTTTAAGCTGCAACTCTTGCATCTTGATTTGCAGCTCTTGCTGCTGCATCTGAAGAATAGGATCTTGAGCTTGCTGCTGTGCTTGTTGTTGAGCCGCCATTGCTTGAGCTTGTTGAGTCATGCGAGTAGATGCTTGCGCAGAAAGTTGTGCAACTTGTGCAGCAACCTCTGGAGCCATATTTTTTTCTTGCTCTTCCGTAGGCAACAGTAAGCCAACTGTCTGCTCAATTTCTTTGCGGTATGCGTAAGCTAAGTGCTCGTTGATGTGTGCCATCATTGCCGCAGTAAGCGCTTGACCTTGTGGGGTCTGCCCAACTAAACCCATGATTTTGGGGTTCTGAAGCATGCTTGTGTGCACTGCAATATGAGCTTGGTGATCCTGCTCAATAAACGCTTTAACAGGTTTGCCAGTCAATACGTTCTGGTTCTCTTGCACTGGGTCAACAGGCTTAGCATCGTCCTCAATCGGGATAAGTTTGGCTGCGTTCTTAATGCCCAACACCTCAATCATCTGGCGGTGCAGTAAGGGAAGGTTATATAACTGCGGAGCAGTTTGCGCAAGTTGAAGTGCAGCTTGATACTGCACAATCTTCTGCGCCATCGTCGCGGCGTTTGGATCGCTCACAGGGATCACAGCAACCATGTCGTAGTCAGACTTCTTAGCACGGCGTGAACCTTCAATTGGATCGTAGTCGTAGTCTTCTGGTGTGTAGTCAGCAATGATCGCTTTTAAGAGACGGAACTCTTGACGCATCGAGTAGTGCATACGCGCTTGCACTGCGCCCATTACTTTTAACTGGCGCTCTAATAGAGCAAGCGTAGTGCCTACGGGTGCTTGCGCACTCATGTCGCTTACATTCATATCTCCTGATGAGGCAAACTGCCTACCCTCTTGCACAATGTTCTGGAACAAAGCGAAGAGAACCTGACTGGGTTCCTTGTACGGCAGAGGCAAGATATTGTCTCTAATTGAACCACTGGGTACGTCAACATCACGAAACTCTCCCGGTGCGATAGGGGTGTCGTCGCCTTTGACTCTGAGGCCCCGTGACTTGAGTCCGCCCGGTAAGTTAGATAGCGTACCTGCATCAACGAGCTGCCTGATGAGCATGGTCGCGCTCTTCGCATATCCGCCGATAAGGTGAATGAGACCATATCCATAAAAGCCAAACCCCGGGATGTATTGATAGTGGACAAAGTGCTGGCGCTTGATGTGCAACTCATCATCTTCGTACCAATTGCGGCGAATAGCAAGAATCTTAGTTGTCGCTTTTTCAACAGTCACAACATACGGCAGTGCTATGCCCGTCTTCTCACCATCTTTATCTTTGTGCTCGTAACCTTTTAAGTCAAGGTCAACGTGCATCTCAAGTATGCGGAACCTCTCATCCTGCACCGCTGACATGCCCATCTCTTCAGCTTTTTGCTTCTCAATATCATCAAGCTCACCGGTGGGTTCACCTAAATCTACGTCGCTATAGAACCCAGCTTCTTGTAGCTTAAGAACTTCATTCTCAGTCTTACGCATCACGTGCGTAACGCGCTCGGCACGCTCTAAGTTAGATGCGCCGTAGGGAACAACAATGTCTTCTGCGGGGATGAACATTGCAACTTGACGTCCAATGCTTGGGTCGTAGTAGACCTTCTTAAACGCTGAGCCAGACAGAGGTAAATTCCACAACAGCTTCTCATGTTCTGGGCGATACTCAACCATCACCTCAGTGAGTTGGTAGTTCATATCCTCGCGCACGCGAGTAGATGCATCTTCTTTGTCAGGTGTATCCTTACCAAGAATCTGCGTCTTAACTGGGCCAGCAGCGGGGAACGTCTCCATAATGCCTTCGCTCTGGAAGCGCACAACAGACTCAGTGAGCATGGGGTGAAACACGCCACAAGCCCCGTTCCATGGCTCTGTTCTTTCCTCGTATTTGAGACCCAGTAGCTTTAAACCTTCTACGTAGGTTCTGATCCAATCTTTGCGGTCATTGATATCTTTGTCAAAGTCAGAGACTAATTCACCACCCAATGCATCAAGTGCACTGTCATCCATGAAGTCAGCCAAATTAGCATCAAAGTCTTCACCACCGGTTTCCTCATCTGGGCTTAACTCAATCTCAATATCCCCCATGCCGATACGTACGCTTTCTGGGTCTTCGATCTCAATTTCCAGTGGAGGAGCCATACTCATGTCTTCCGCAATACCCAAGGGGGCTGCGTACAAACCTTTGTCCATAGAACTTGTTGCCATTTTTAATCCTTAAACTGTGTAAAACCGCTCACGGCGGTGGCTCTTAAACCATTGAATCTCTTCAGGCTCGTCGCTTGGTAAGCGTAGGAACCCACCCTGCCGAAAGCGCATTAACGCTAGTGTTGTTGCGTCAACCAAGTCATCATGCTCGCCTGACGGAAACGCCCCAATCTCATCGACTAATTCTTCAGCCCAACGAGTCTGCGGCACCCATACTTTTCCACTGGCAATAATATCGCTTACTGAGTTTAAACGGGCAATTTTATCTTGCCCTTTACCCGGCGTGTATTCCTGAACTGGAATACCCATCGCTCTTAGGTCGTAGATCAGCGGCGCACCAGACGCCTTCTTTTCCACAATTAATGAGTCAGGCTCATACTCGTTGTACTCACGCAAAACATCTCTTTTTAACTCGGGGAACTCAACACGTTTTTTATATGTGTTGAGGAGGATAATATTCGGCGCAAAGTTATCTTCCTCACAGTTGAAAATACCCCAAGTTGTCCCTGCGGAATAGTCAGCACGTTGAGTTTTCTCAAATGCTGTATCCCATGACTGCAAGATATAGTCACACTTAGGAGGATTGTCTTTTTCCCACCATTTCCACCAGTCTCGTTTGATAATTGCACTCTCATTACCTACTGGATTCTGTTGATATTGTGCTTGCCATTTAGCATTTGGGAGCTCTTCTCGTAAAGCTGCAAGCTCGTCTTTACTCCAAAACTGCGGCCAAAGTGGGTTTCCAGAGGGCAAAATAGCAGGAAATTCGATCACTTCCCACTAGCCTCTTGTTCTGAGTGCGGATCGTCAATAATTAGGATATCGGCACCCTTTCCGGTCACGGCACCGCCTACACCGATAGCAAAATAGTCGCCGCCCTTGTTAGTGTTCCATCTACCAGCCGCTTTTGAGTCAGCTTGCAGCCCAACACCCGGAAATATCTCTGTATATACGTCCTGATCGACTAAATTTCGCACTTTTCGACCAAAACCCACCGCTAATTCGGCTGTGTGGGACGTCTGGATGACTTTTTTCTCTGGAAAGTTGCCTAAAAACCACGCTGGCAGCAAATATGAGGCAAATTCGCTCTTTGTATGGCGGGGTGGCATATTAATTATGAGCCTTTTGCACTCCCCGCGTGCTACACGCTCAAATGCCTTGGCCATTCTCTTGTGATGTGAGCCCTCAATAAAGTTTGGCCACACCTTTTTTACAAAAGCCATGAACGAGCCTCTAGCCTCTTCCCTACTAGCAAGGATCTCCTGCTCATCTAATGATACGATGAGGTCACGGAGCTGTGCTTCAGGAAGATTTGGCAGTATCTTCAGTAGATTCTGTAGTTTCTGGCGATCCATCTTTTACTTTTTTAGCTTCTAGCTGGGCTAGCTCATCATCGTCGTCGATGCCTAGGTCTTTTGTAATATCTTTGGGGGTCACGTCTGTTATGCCTACAGATAGTAGGCGGTTAATCTTTTGTTCAATAACCTGTTGAAGATCACTAGATGAGCGATGTGTAATAGTGATTTCGGATTTCTCGGAGAACGCACCGATATCTGACATTTTTCCGATGAGTTCTAAGGCACGAAGTTCTGACTTCGTATCCCCACAGGTGCTTAGCTCTAGCAGCCTGTTCATAATATAAGTACGCGCCTGCGTTGCGTCGACCACCACACGGTGGTCATACTCTGTTAGCAAAGCCGCTAGTTTAAGGGCTACGTTACCCTGATAGAGAGACGGTGGATTCGAGATCTCCTTATCCGCTCCATTCTTCTTTTGCTTCTTATCAAACTGCGCAAAGAGCTTGCGTGCTTCTTCGTCGTCCTCTTCCGTCATTTCAAACGGCATACCAAGCTCAGTCATTATTGTTGACGTCATAGCAGCAATACGTACATTTTCTTGGAGGGACTGACCTACCTGCTCGGAGAGCGAAGTTGGAACTGGATGTTCATTTGTAGGCTGTATTTCTGTCATAAGCACCAAAGTAAATTGGGGAATGTCAGGTACTAGCCGCTCGTCCGCAAGCTTTGAAACTTTTGCACGGCGTTCCCCAACGAGCCAAATGTAACAGATTCCAAAATTTTTGCAAAAATATTTTTTGACTTTCTTGATACTCTGATACCGGGGGGTGTTCTAGTGCAGAGTAATCTTACGAGTGTTAGTGTCTTGGGAGTCCCATGCTGAGAATTTGGGGGGTGGGGGTCACTGGATAGCCTAATAATTAAAAAGTGACTGGGTGACTGGGTCTCACAAAACAAAAAAGCCCCCAGTCATTACAACTGGGGGCTTGAGATAGATATAGCTCTATCAGTCTTCGATCGTGTACTCTATATCAGTGTTCTCGTCCAGTAACTCCAAGATAGCTTGGAGCTTCTCTATATCAGTGCACTTGGAAACAAGCTCCTTCACTTCGGCTCGAGCGGCTTTGAGCTCCTCACCCAGTGCTTTGTTCTCCTCACTGGTCTTTGCTCGGATAACCTTCTCGAGCTCCTTCTGGGTCTTCTTGAGCTCCTTGTCCTCTGGCTTGTCGGCTAGCTTCTTGTAGTTCTTAGCCAGCTGGTCGCGGAGCTCCCATGCGCTCTGCTCCTCATACTTCTCAAGCAAAGCTTCTTGGGCCTTCTCTCTCTGCTCTGACTTCTTCACTGCGGCCGCTCCAGTGCTTTTTGGTTTTGTCATACCATAAAGCTCATCCAGTAACTTGGCAAATTCTTTCCAAGCCTTGTCACTGGCGTTCGCGGTGAGGTCGGGGTTTTGGTGAGCGTGACCATCGACCCACTGGACGCGATAAGCTTCCCATTCTTCGTAGCTTGGGTCTGCTCCAATAGTGTGAGCGGCGGCGGTCACAACTTCCATGCGCTCCAGTTTGTTTTTTGCAAAACGCGACCCTTGCTCGTAGGCTTGGGTTTCGCGGTCGAATGATAGAGCTTTGATCGCTCCGGCTACCGTAGACAATTCAGTCATAGAATCTCCTTGTTGACTGGGTTTCCCTTGTTGGCCTATCCGACAAGGGAGATACATCTTACCACACTTCGTAGCGTTTTACAACTTATTTTATAAGTATTTACCCTTGTTGTTTTTAGGGGACAATTTGAGCCCCAGTCACTTTGTCCAGTCATTCGAAAGACACCAGAGGCAGGGAACGGTCATTTCAACGCGGTAGCCAAAAAAACCCCGATGGTTAGTCGGGGTTGGAAAGTGACTGGGTTAGTCTGTGACTGTCTCGGCCTGTACGTCGAAATCAGGATTCATCATTTCATGGGCTAACTTGAGTCGATCTAGGTCGTTACATTCACGTATCCACGCAATGAGTTNNNNAGGATGGCTGATTTCTTGGTTGGGTTTTTTGCCTGTGCCTGATATTCGCCACTTAGCAAATCTTTTAATACGCGGGTACTTGTGCCAGCGTATCTTGCTTCTAGTGCATCCTGCTTGGCCTTACGTTCCTCGGCCTTTTTCAATGCGCCCTCGGTCTGGGCTTTGGGGGCTTCGAGTCCATACGCATCTACCAAACGGCCTTTAAAGCGTTTAAATGCTTGGTCTGCTGAGTTACCCTTGGCCTGTGGTTTGGTACGCACATACGCATTGATGAATTCAAGTCGGCACAAGTTCCACGTGTCATACGTTGGTTCTGTCCCTACCGATTTGGCAAACAGTTCTAACGCTTGACCAGCGTCTATTTCAGATTGGGCAAACAGTTCACCTGATTGCTTGGCAAGGTCGGCCTGAGTCGCATTGATGGCCTGAGCTACTTTATTAAGTTCCATGATTTTCCTTAGGTTAGTGGGTACTGACATAATGACCCATCGTCAAGATGTCCCTGCCTTGATAGCACAAACCAGTCAATATCCTATCCCGTACAAACCCTAACCGCTAGGGTTTGGACATTTGGAAGGGAGAACGGTCACTTCAACGCGGTAGCCTAATGTTCTGAAAACGTCTTTTTTCGAACATTGCAGAACATTGTAAGTCCTTGATTTATAAGCAATGTTCTTAATGTTCCAAATGTTCTAGGGTTTTTGGAAAAAATGAGTTTTTCAATATTTGCAGTTCGACAAGGCTCTCCGGCAAGTGCAAAGTTCGGGGGGGCGGTACTTTCTATTATTAAGAACATTATATAACATTAGAACATTACACACACTACGAAAAGAAAACATTAGTAAAAACAACAACTTACGCCAATTCCGCAATGTTCGAATTTTTCCTCCTAATGTTCGAATTTTTCCTTTTTCAGAACATTACACCTAAAACCCTAAATGCAGGGTAAATGCGAGACACTCCGCTATGCCATGATACACTTACTTGACAAAGTATAGTATTTGTGGTATACTTGGGCTCTGCCCAACGGCAGGGGGTTGCCCATGCGCCACTTGCGCCAAGCCACTTCAGCGACATTCTGACACTTGGTCATTTTGTCTTTTCTTTTACTTTGGAGGTTCTTATGACTATCAGCACAACTATTCGCGTAGGCCTGCACACTACCGCCACAGGCAAGACCCTTTCGGTCTACCGATGCATCCTTTCCGGCATGCAAGGCGTCCAAACGGATGAGGAAGTAATTGACTACGTTCGTAGGCGCATCGCTTGCGATCGTATGTTTGCCCGTAACCCCTTGCTCGACATGATCGACAACAACAACTACTCAATTGAAAGGACAACCGCGTGACCAACGGCTATTGCACAACTACCGGATGCACCAACGGCATCGGTAGGAAACGCGCTCAGTATGGGCATCTCGTATGCAAAGCATGCGGTGAACTCAATGCTAGAGAAGCAAGACTAGGATGGTGCGTATCCATTCCCTATTCCAAGGGTGCGTACCAACTAATCACCGACTCTACCGATTTGTGCAATACCAACCCTAAACAAACGAAGGGGATGAAATGACTGAGGTTGATTTTGAACTACTCGACTTTCTAGTTGAGTGCATGAACACCGACAAGCGAGCTTCTGTTGAGAGCTTGTTTGTGGTAAAGGCGTTGGCCCATTTGCTTTTCAAGTATGGGGATCTCGTGTACGAGTACCTCGAAATTCTCAAAAGAAAGAACTACTCATGATCGAAATAACTGCAACAGAACTCGGCCTACTAATCTGGGCCATTTTAGCTACGGCTTTCTATTTGGATAGCAAGCGTGAGAACCGCATGGCTAACCATTTTATTCGTCATTTACTTGACGATGACCAAGAGCGTGACCGCATTGTGGGCGAGTACAAAGCGGCACAGAGTGAAGCAAAAAGTAATACGAGGTATATGTAATGAATCACGAAACCCAATCGGATATGGATTTGCCTTTCAGAAAATACAAAGCAGTTGCTACCCCTGACGGGTACATGGCTGAGTGTTTGTATGGCGAGAACGAGCGTGGCTACCTTTGCGACAGCACAGGCAATCGCGTGTTTGCTACTCATGCATTGGCTGAGATTGCAATCATTAAACACATGATGGTCGAATACTTTTCGGGAGAAAACAAATGAGCAAGATAAACGGCTTTGAGTACAACCGCCTAGTAAAGCTAGTGCGGTGCATCGAGGTGGACTTACGCAACTTTCTTGCGAACCCTGCCGAGTACCGATCACAACACTTTGAGGACACTCACTACATAACTATGGAGGTGCTAGATATCTTGGGCGCAGAACCCGTAGACGTAAAAGAAACTGAATCCGAAATCAGTTGGGAGGAAGCATGGGGCGAAGCTATTGCCAAGCACGAAGACGAAGAACACGCCCGCGAGCTGGAGAACTTTGACCCCATCTCAATAGCAGAGCAGAGAGAAGCGACAAAGTGACGACGCGTCAGTTTGTCTTTAATTGTGTCAGTTGTTTTTAATTTATCAGGAGAATCAAAATGGAAGTACGCATGAACACCGAAGTTTCTTTGAAAGAAGCGATGGAACTTATCCTTGCAGTAGGTAATACCAACTCAATCCACTTAGTGGGTGAGCCCGGAATTGGCAAAACTGCTATGTTTGAAAGCGTAGTAGCAAAGACTGGCTATCGTGGCGTGTACATCGATGTACCTAACAC